GGTGAGAAGATGAGAAAAAAAGGTGCTAAAGGTGCACCGACTGCAAAAAATTTTAAACGAGCAAAACAAACAGCGAGGTCGTAATGGCAAAACTTTGTCCAAAAGGTAAAGCGGCAGCGAAACGAAAATTCAAAGTGTACCCTTCGGCGTACGCAAACATGTATGCATCAAAAGTTTGTAAGGGTAAAGTAAGAGCTAACGCAAAGGATGGTGGTTTTATTGCTAAAGGTTGTGGCAAAGTCATGAACGACAGGCGTAAAAAAACCAAAACATACTAATGGGTGATTTAAAAAAATGGGTAGACCAAAAATGGGTAGATATTGGAGCGCCAAAGAAGGATGGCAAATATCAACCTTGTGGAAGAAAATCATCAACAGGTTCAAAAC